GGTCTACAATAATGGGAATTCAAAGTTATGTTATTGAAGCCGAGGTCAAAGAAGCAAGCTTCGAGCACGCTGAGCAGGAAGAATTCAAGAAATGGAAGGAAAATGAAAAAAGTTAAATCATTAAAAGACCTGCAGCGCCTGATGGAGGATCTGGGCGCTGTGAAGGAAGTAGAATCAGGCTTCACGAGCTGGACCGTGGAATGCGGGCCAAGCTCCAAGCCCCAAGCCCCAAAACGGCCACAATTAAAAAGGATAATAAATTATGATAGATCAATTTAAAATAAGAAACGAAGGATCCATAGTCCTATTCGAGCCGCTAACAAGCACAGCTCAGGGCTGGTGGTCAGACAACGTGGATCCCGAAGCCCAGACATTTGGCAATGCATATGCAGTTGAACACCGCTATGCAGCTGATATCATTGAAGGAATAAAAAATGAAAAAATTTACAATAGAAGTTAGCCACGCCTCCGCTGGGCAGCTCCAGACCATTGCGTCTGAACTAAAGATTATGAGCAATGCCTGGGAAAAGTTTGGCCCACGGATCATGATCAATGGCAAGCCATTGGAGGCGCCAAGCCTGAGGATGGAGGTGCCAAGCTCCAAGCCGCAAGCGCGCCATGAAAAAGACACAATTATGTGATAAAGAAAAAACTAGAAAGATATAATGTTAATAAAAGAAGCTAAAAAAATTACGGGCGGCCTATCAGCTCCAGGCAAGATGCCAGAAGGCAGCTATAACCTGCCAGCGTCCGCATGCAAGACTGGCGCCAAGCTGCGCAAGATTCCAGGGACCCCGTGCCATGGCTGCTATGCATTCAAATTTCGTTACAATTTCAAGCCAGTTAAAAAAGCATTGGCCCGCAGGTTAAAGAGCCTGAACCATCCGCAGTGGGTGGAGGCAATGACTGTCCTCGTTAAAAAAAAGAAACACTTCCGCTGGCATGACTCAGGGGACCTGCAAGGCGTCGCGCATCTTAAAAAAATTTATGAAGTCTGTAATAATACACCAGGGACCATGCACTGGCTGCCAACTCAAGAGCGCCAATACCTGCCGCTCCCAGGGTCCACGTATCCAGACAACCTAACCATTAGACTGAGCAATTCAAAAAACAATAGCAAGCCTGGCAACGCCTGGACTCATTGGTCCACGGTTGTTGATCACGGCGGCGACTGTCCTGCATCTAAGCAAGGCAATGAATGCGGCAGCTGTAGACGCTGCTGGTCTCGAGATGTTAAACATGTCACCTATCCGAAACATTAAACCAAAGACTCTTATATTAAAGATCCATGAAGCATGGGCCACGGCCAATGGATATAGGAGGAACAGGCCTCAAGCTCCAAGCCTCAAGCTCCAAGCCTCAAGCTGCAAGCTCCAAGCCTCAAGCTGCAAGCGCCAAGCTTCAAGCTGCAAGCGTTAAAAGATCTGATCAAAAGAATCCTGAACCCCGGTCCACGAATCGGCAATAAAGAATCCAGAATTAAAGCGCCAAGCTCCAAGCGCCACGGACCCTGGAACAAGTTTCATGGACCGTTGATCATGGGTCCGGACCAGGATAAAAGTATTTTGTGGATGTGTCTTATGGAAGGCAATTTGGTGTGGTGAGAATTTGATCTTGTTCCCCTTTATGACTTTCAGTTCAACTGTGAAAAATTTATGATTTGTGTTGTATCCCAACACATCCGGCATGCCAACAATGCTAAGATTTTCAATACGATTCCATATAATGGAACACGTTTCTTTCTTTAAATCTTTATATAATTTTGACTCAGGCGTCACTACTTTTTAGAGGTAACATCGCCATTCTTATCGCTTGCTTTTTTCTTCTTTAAAGCAGCCAACAAACCAATCAAAGCAGCAACTTCAACATACGGTCTTCTCGCAAGATATTCCAATATTTGCTTCCTTTGTTCCTCGGTTAGTTCTAACATTTTTCCTCCTTAATAATCTTTCAACATGCCTTTAGGCAATATGATTCTTTTTTCATTTTGTGTTTTCATTACCAGTCTTATTCCAGAACTTGGTCTTTTACCAATTATATTATTTTCATGCACTTCTATTCTTCTTATCTCTTCAAGATAACCATCTTTTGCAACATAGATTGTAGCATCACTGATGGCATTACCTTTCAGTTTATCTGTGAATTCACTTAATAACTGTTGTAAATCTTGTACGCGCATTAATTCTCTCTAACTAATTTTTTCCAATCAGGCTCTTGATCTCTAGGTATATAAGGTTCATACCCTTGTTCTTTAGCCTCCTCATCATCTTTTCCAACAATGGCTTGAACTTCAGGAACATAATGTTTCAACATATCTTCAACACCTCTATGTAAAGTAATTTTAGACATTGCACATCCACTACAGCTTCCAGATAATTTTAAAGTAGCCACGCCAGTATCCATGGCAAAATCAATAAAACCGATAGCACCATTGTGAGCCGCAACAGACGGGGCAACCTTCTCTTCCAGAATAGTCTTAATATCCTTAGTGATCTCATCTTGTGTTCTCATTAAAGTCCTGCTTTTCTTACACGGTTCATTCTAAGATCTTCAATTTGATGAGCAAGTTTTTTATTATCTTCTTCAACATCAGTCAATCTCGTTTGTAACTTACCATTATACCTTTGATGCTCCTCATTAATCTCCAATGCGATAGCTAATGAATTATCTAGTTCTTTAATTCTTGCTTGTGCATCTTTCATTTCAGGTGAATTCATACCTATACCTTTAACAATTGTGGTCTCTCCCTGGGCTTCTAGTCTAAGCTTATGCTCCTTCTCGTACATATCTTTCCAATATCGATGATAATCAATTTCTGTTTTAAACAGCTCCGGATTGTCTTGTTCTTCACCTTCTTTCATTATTGACAATTTAGCAATGTTACCTTAAATTGTCAACTATGGGTGTACCAAAAAGATTAACTGAAATGCAAATAAGATTCGCTGAAATTATAGTATTTGGCGGACCTGATGGACCTGTCTCAGGTAGAGAAGCAGCAACCATTGCGGGGTATAGTGCCAAACGGGCAACACAGGAAGCATCAGAATTACAAAATCCTAGACTATCACCACTAGTAGTACAATATATAGGAAAATTAAGAGAAGAACGATTAAAGAAATATGAAGTTACTTATGAGGGCCATGTCGCTGAACTTGCTCGTATAAAGAATGCCGCTTTGAAGAAAGGCAGTTTTTCCTCTGCTGTAAATGCTGAAACCAATAGAGGCAAGGCAGCAGGATTATACATAGAACGAAAAATAATAAAACATGGGAAACTAGAAGATATGTCAGAACAAGAGCTAGAAGCCAAAATGAAACAAATTTTAGACGACTATGCACCAATTTTGAATGTAACACCTACAATCCCAAAATTAGAAAAGAATAAAACAAAGCAATCCCACTCACCGTCAAAACAAAACGGAAGTTCAAAGGATTAAACACTATCTTTTCTTTTTCTTTTTAGATTTACTTTTCTTCTTTTTAGCTTTTTTCTTTTTCTTTTTAGCCACGTTTTTCTCCTTCCATGGATATATCCACATTACCATTAGTTTAGCTTAGTTATCTTCCTAATGCAAGCTGTAGGAATAATGCTTCTATCTCCAAACGTCAACGTACCATCGTCTTCTTTATCATAAGAAGCAAAGATCTTAACATAATCTTTATTCTTAGAATACACCCAACCTTCATTGACCGGTGTTGCCACTTTCATCTTATTAAATTGTTTTTCATCAGCCCAGCCAGAATCGGATACAATATCAATCCACTCTATTCTGCATTTTGAATACGGGATATCGTTTGGCTGCGTAGCGTTTACGACGAGCCTTTTTCTCCTTGGTTTTCTCCTCTTTGGTGTCCTTGCCATAATAGTAATCCGGATTGTGTTTACGGTTGAACATATCAAAAAAATTTTCCATAGTCATCCCTATATAGAGATGTGGGAGATTTTTACAGTTTAAAAAACTTGAGACACGCGCGCGCGTAGGCCTTTCTTGCCTTTGGACATTAAATAATGTCCATTTTGACTAAAAATGTCCAAAAAGTGTCCACACTTTGACTAGTAAAATCAATACTTATTTGCAATTTGGACAAAAAGACATTTTTTTTCAACTTTTTTTATTTTTTTTTTTTTTAAAAAATCTCCCACATCTCTATATGTGATCAGATTGCCTAATTTGTGCCATAATATTGCCTTAATATTGCCATCTTTTCCTTCGCACTAGCCACTTTGTCCAGTAATTTGTCTACATCACCAGTCAGGTCCGTGTGCCCTGGTACGACATCCCCTTCCAAAAGAGCATCAATCCTGAGCAATGCCTCCTCCATCTGGTTCTGATAGCGTCCTAGTAAGGCTTTATATATTCTTTCCCTCATTTTTCCTCCTTTTGTAGATAGCGTCATAATTATCCCTGTAATTTTTTGTAGCGATCCTCGACCTTCCATCCCATTTCCGTCCTTTTGG